CTCCGCAAGGTCCGCACCAAGAAAATGATATCGTAGCGGTGGATTACAAAACCACGTTCAGTTGCAGTCCTGAAGCGTTTAAAGAATCAGTATTAAAGTATGGCTACTTGCAGCAAGCGGCATGGTACAGACGCGGTTTACAAGCTGCGGGATACAAAGTGAAAGAGTTTGTCTTTGTGGCGCAAGAAAAGAAACCACCATACGCTTGCAAGATATTCAAAATAACCGACAAGCAAATGGATTTAGCCTGGATAGATATGAATGAATACTTAGAAGGTATAAACAAAATTTTGAAAGGTGGTAAACCCACCATTTACAACAGTCCTAATATTGTGACTTTGGATTTTGATGAGCAAGGATAATATAAATCCAGATCATTACATTTCAGATGCAATTGAATGTATTGATGCAATCCAAGCCAGTATGAGTGCTGAACAATTCAGAGGCCATCTAAAAGCCTGCTGCATGAAATACTTATGGCGTTATGAAAATAAGAATGGCGTAGAAGACCTAAAAAAAGCCAGATGGTATTTAGATAAATTGATCCAAATAAACAGCATTTAATTTGCGCAAATGTTTTTAAATCAATAACTTACGTTCGTTTTTTATACAAAAACATCAAATAATTAAAAACTCAATCTCCTGAAACCCTTTAAACATAAGGGTCTTATAACTTTCCTTGTTTTGTGTTATACTATATGTAACCAAAGTATATAAACATTTGGTTTAGTGTTCTTTAACAATTTGGAAATCCTTTTAACTAATGTGCGAAAGCATGGGAGAGAGAAATGAAAACATCGAAAGAGTCGATGGCTTGGTACAACAAAGTAAATGAAATTTGGAAATCAATTGGAGTAGAGCCTTCTATTTGGCATGGCAAGCCAGTAGATTTCAAAATTGCAAGTAAAGCGGTTAAAGCTTTATGGAAAAAAGAAATGCGCACCAAGTTCCCATACACAATTATAGAAGTTTCTGGAAATAGACATACTTGGTGTCGTAGAAGAAATTTTGTAATTAATACATCAAAAGGTTGGGCAGAAATAGTACACGGTCTTGGTCATTGGGTTGGTTATAGAAAAAAATTCAAAAGACCACATTGCGCTGAACATGCAACTTTAGAGTATAGAATGACAAAGCATGTTTCTGAAAAAGATTGGGTACAATCTTCTAATGAAAAATTATCGAAAGTTTTTGAATTAAAGCAGTAAAACTAAGAGGGCCTTCGGGTCCTTTTTTTTTAATCTTTATGCAGCTTAATAAAATACTCAGCCTCTACGACAGCTAAAGTTTTAGATCTATTTCTTTTGATGATAACTAATGGTTCATGCTTGCCGCAGTTTGCAGATGCTTGATCGTAAGCCTTCCAGATGTTCAAAGACTCCTGGCACTTGCACTCAATGCTATAAGGGAAGGCATCTCTTGCCTCTTTAGACATAATCACATCTTCACCACCAGCACCCATTGATGTTGATTTAACATTCTCTGGATGTATATCCAATAGTTCGATGAGTTTATCTCTCATCCATTGTTGGAGTTTACGGCCTTTGGCTTTAGCTGATTGTGGTTTGATAATATTCTCCAAAAAAAATGCTAGGTTGAGCAAACAAAATGATAAAAAAAGCTCTACCGACCCCTAGCAAGCCGTCTAGGAGTTAGCTCATGCTAGGTGGCATACCTGCTGCTTTAGGTGCAGAAACTTTCTCAGATTTTATAAATCGAAGAATCTTATTGCTGTCACCATAACCACTATCATCACGCTCTGGTTCAATACCTACTTTACACGTTAATTCTTTACCTTGCAGTTCCATTGCATTTATTGGTGCTTTATCAAAGTTACATGCTTTTAGTAACTGTGCAAAATCTCTATTGGCGTATCCACGAATTTCATCTTGCTTATTTTGATCCGTGTGTTGATACCAAAGATTTAAATTTGAACGCAATTTCCAACCCGCATACTTTTCGCCAGTAACATCTACTTCAACTTTCAAATAATTGTTACCTGCGGCTGAAAGTGTTTTTTCACACACTTTTATAATGCAAGGGTACTCACCTTCTGGAATCGTTGAACTTTTCTCTACTTCTTCCATGTTTATATTTAATCCGTCAAAATCACTCATTTAGCACCTCCAGATGCAAATCCTAATTGTTTAATAATATCGGTTAAGTTAGGTGCTACAAACTCATCTAACTTTCCACTTCTGTCTTTCGCTGTGTAACCTTGTCCAATCCGAGTTTGAAACCAACGACTGATAATTTTCTTACCGTCCTTGTCTTCATCATCGAAAACACGCATACATAATACTTCATCAAAGAAGTAAGGTATCTGTGTTGGCAACTTAGCACCCACCATCATCGGTTGATAATGGAACGTCCCTGTCGCCTCATCGCGTATACTTTGTTCTTTTGCAATGAAGACTACATGGATGGGTAAATCCCTAAATCTACGCATGGTTTTTATCATAACTTCAATAACTTCACCATAAGCTCTGCGTGGATCTTTCGTCTTGGCTTTTTCTTGAGCTAATAGAATCTCTGACATTTCGGTGATGCTATCCAAGCATACCGTGTCGTATTTCAACGTGCCATTTTCTAGCATAGATGCTATTTCCTCAATCTCTGATGCTGCCTTAACCTCAATAGCGTGAAGGTTATCAGAGTTTTTGATAGATAATAAGCCACTCTCCATACTGACAACTAAAGTCTTCCCTGGTGCAGTTTTGAGAGAAGTGGTTTTACCTGCTCCTGACGCTCCGTAGATTAACAATTTAGCACCTTGTTGCTCTACTAGTTCGTTGGGAGTTTTGATGCGACTCAAAATAGATTCGCTCATTACTTTCTCCTGTTTGATTAAAAGTTCTTTTAAATTAAAAAAAACCCTGTTACACTTGGTTTTTATCAATCTAAGGACTTATTGTAACATGAGCAAAGCAAAAAGCAACCACCAATGGAAGATGAATTTTTATTTCAGGCAAGTTGAGCTTGGAAAAAAAGAACTTACGTCATTATACGCATCTGGCTTAGAACCAGAATTTAAGGAGAAAGAAGTGCAAAGATACACCCTGAAAGAGTACATTGAATTTTTAGGCACAGAAGCTGCTGCCGAACTTTTTGACAGTAAACCAGATACGGTTAAGTCTTGGCGGTATGGTATGCGTCAACCTTCAATCCAACAAGCTAAAGTTATTATGCAAGTAACAGGTGGAAAATTAGATTTTGAATCAATCTATGGACCAATAGATGCAGAAGAAAAGCAAAGTTAGTGCTAAACATAAAAGCCACTGCGCAGGATTCTGCGTTGGAGCTTGCTCTTGCGTATGCTGAAGAGGGTTATTCACCTGTACCTTTATTAAGACACAATAAAGTGCCGCCTAAACATTTAGGCAGTTGGCAGAAATATAAAGAGCAACAACCGACAACGGAAGATATTACCCGATGGTTCGGGGGTCGTGACGATTTAGTCGTGGCACTGATCTGCGGTAAATTTATAGTAGTAGATGCTGATACACCAGAAGCCTGTATCTGGGCGGAAGAGAACTTACCCAATACGCCATGTAAATGTATTACTGGTAAGGGTATGCACTATTACTACAATAATCCTGAAAATTATACAACCTACGTTGCGCGTAGAACCGAGACATCAGACCCCGCAAAGCTTATTGATATAAGAGGCGTGGGCGGTCTTATCATTGCACCGTACAATATTCATGCTACTGGTGCTATTTATGAACCCAAGTTCATAGACGGATGGGATTGGCACAATACCAGTGACTTACCCAATCTAACCAAAGAGCATTGGGTAATGATTACGGGTGCTGAAAAATTAAACGGTAAGGCCATCACTTCGCCTTTCTCCATGAAAGGAGTGTTGGCAGGCAGTCGTAATGACAATGCTGCTAGGTTGGCGGGTAATTTGATTGCTAAAGGTGTTAATATTGAAATGGTTGAGTTCTTTGTGCAATCATGGAATCAACAAAACAAACCACCGTTACCAAGATCAGAAGTATCCACGACTGTTAATTCTATTTTAAAAACGCATGAACGTAAAAACCAACAAGCCCCTGCTTTCATACAAAAGAAATACAAAGTGACTAAGCCTGAAGCACTCTATGATCCACCAGGTATCATCAAAGATATCTTTGAGTATTCAGAATCTATTGCGCAGATACAGCAACCCGCTTTATCCATGCAGACTTCATTAGCATTAGGCTCGGTAGCATTAGGTCGAATGTACCGTACCGATATGAATAACTTTTCATCTATGTATTTTATGTGCATAGCCAAATCAGGTCAGGGTAAAGAGAATGTTAAGACCACCATTGAATCAATTCTAGATTGTTCTGGTCATGCTGACATTATGGCGGGTGATGGTTATACCTCATCTGGCGCGGTCTATTCTTTACTCAGACACAAGCCAACACATATAACCGTAATGGATGAATTTGGTAAACGCTTAGAAAGTATAGCCAAAGCATCTAACTCTAACAAAGAAGACGCTCTACAAGTGCTTATGGAGGCGTGGGGTCGCTGTCATGGAACGATTAGACCAGACAACTACTCTTTGATGACATTGACCGTAAAACAACAGCAAGAGGCTATAGATCGCTCCACCATAAAGCCAGGCATAACATTGGTTGGCATGTCAGTACCGAGAAACTTTTACGGTGCGTTATCGACAGGTCGAATTGTAGATGGCTTTCTAAATAGATTTATTGTTGTTGAGTCAAAGTTACCACGAACAGTCGGCAGAATGGTTCCATACGTTGAGCCTAGCCATAAGATATGTGAGTGGGTCAGAAAAGTAAGACAAACAAAAACAGAAATGGAACAGCTTGCTAGAGATAACTCGGAGATTGATTTTAAACAAAGAATTATTACATTTGATAGCAGCTCTAGAGAATTATTAAACACATTAGCTCACGAGTTAGTTGCACAACAAAACAAATTAGAAAAAGACGGCTTGGAAGTGTTGCTCTCTAGAACACGTGAAAAAGCCATGCGTTTAGCTTTGATCTGCCAATTAGCAGATAACCCACTATCCAAAATGATTACAGGTGATATAACCAAGTGGGCGATTGATTACATTTACTATTACGATCAAATGATGGTGCAGACTTGTGAGGACAAGGTAGCGGGTTCTGAAACTGAAAGCCGTATCAAACAAGTGCTTAGTTTCATTAGAACGCAAGGAGAAATTGGTATCAGTCGTAGAGACATAGACAGGCGTGAGATATTCAGATCAATGAAATCATTTGAGGTCAAAGAGATTATTAATCGTTTAATGAATGCAGGTGAAATTCAAGAAAAGGATGTTCGGATTAAGACCACTGGACGGCCTATGAAGAGAATTGTCGCTATTGATCCTAACTTCTTTGATGATTAAGCGCGTGCCATTAACTCAGCTATTTCTTGGTCTATTGCACTTCTTTTGGAAACTAAGCCACCTCGATTAGCGTTCATTCTGGCAGCAATATCTTCATTGGCAATTGAACCGCCTAATAAACTTCTACTCATAGGAGCTTGGGTAGGTGCATTTGCAATTGGCTGTATGTCGGGGATGTTTAGGTTTAGATTAGATGGTCTTGTAGGCAATTGATCTATAAGACCTTGAAATTGTTGATTGGTAGGTAACTGTTGTCTTGCTTGATCTACAATACCTGTTTTATTAACTTCGCGTAAAACCTCTTCGCCAAATTCTTCTGCTCCGCCCATCAATTCAGTAACACCCGCTATTCTTAATGCTTTAGAAAAAGCACTCATTACTTGTGCAATTGAACCTTTATCAGTTTTAGAAAGTAAACTAACTATTTTTGGTTGTGCAAATAAAGTTTTATAAACCGTTAATGCTACTACGGTTGGTAATAAATTCATGTTGAAGAATCCCGCTGCTAATGTACCTGCAACAATTGAACCCGCACCTGTCTTTTGAGCGCCTGCAACAGTTGTACTCATCGCGCGAGAAAAACCTGTTAAAGACATGACCAGTTCTTTACCAAACATTGCTTCTAAAGTTTCTGGACCATACGATTCTAATGCGCGTTCTAAAACATTAGGTTTAAAAATATCAGTCAATTCTTTACTGCCACCAGGCATACCTTTACTTATTAATTTTCCTAACGCTTCTTCTTGCACGTTTAAAAATGCTTCGTCACTAATTAATCCTTTTAACTGATTTATTTCTCTTGCGCTGTTAGGTCTAAATATAGTCTTAACAATAGTTTCTGGTGTGGCATTTTCAACATTTCTCATAAATGCAGATTTCTCTAATTTAAGGAGATCGTCACTGGCTTTTGCTTGCGACTCTAAGGTATCTAAAAATTTATTAAAACTAGGAGCTAATCCATCTATGTCAGAAGAACGTATACTATTAACTGCTTTTAAAATTCCATCAGATGAAAGTTTAGGATCATACTTATTTAATTGTGTAAAAGTACGCATCATTTTATCGTAATTATTACCTAACAATGGCTCTAATGTACTTTTGTACTTTGTAATATTTCTTATGTATTTACCTGGTGATAAAATACCTGTCACTGGATCAGTTGCTGTATCTACCGCATCTTTGAATAAACGTCTGGTTAATTCTGCACGTAATTGATTCGAAGTTTTTTCGCCTGATGGCCCTCTTTTAATTGCTTCTAAAATAAATTTCATGTCACCACCTCTACCAGGTTTCAAGACATACTCATATACATCAAGCGGATCAACACCTTGACCTTGAGCTTGTGTTTTTATTTTTTGTACTCTAGCGTTATTAAAAGGTTCTATTGCATCTCTATATGCTTTTTGTTCTGCTCTAAGTGTTTCTCTAATTGTTTTTATAAATTCTTTATCTTTTGCAGATAAATTAATAGAATCTTTACCAACAACAATTTGAAGATTATTTTCAGCATTGTCAATAATTTTAGTAACATCTTTTAAAATGTCATCATAGAATTGACCACCTGATCCTCTACCTTTTAACCCTTGAACCGCTTTTACATTTTTTAACGCTTCTTCAATTTTTCTAAGTTGACTTAAAGAAGCTCCTTTTGAGTACGCACCACTACGTATTTCCTTTGCCAAACCTTGAATAATTCCCAAACTTACATCATCTTCATTGTATTTTAACAATGGATCTAATCTAGTTAGTCTATCTTCAATTTTATCAGCAATTGGTTTTAGGTCTGCTCCTAAACTAGCTTTCCATTTTTGTAAAATTGGCGCACCTTCAATTTTAGCAATGCTGTCATCTATGCCTTCATAAACTTTTTGATGATGTTTAATTACATCTTTATAAGCTTGTTTGATGGTATTTTGTACGCTTGCACCAAGCTCGGCTTTATCCATTGCGTGCATTATTGGTCCAAAACCACCTGTTTCAGAAGATAAATCCAACATTACTTTATTTAAATAATCACTTACTTCATTTTTTGTTTTTTCTAGACCTTCTCTTGCAGCTTTAACTTCAGCAGAAGCAAGATTTAAATCGCCAACTTCAGAAACTCTTTTAAAAGCTATCTCTTTGTCAGTTAATTTTTGTTGCAGTTTAGCTAACATTGCCATGTTGTAATCAATTAAACCTTGTTCTCTGCCTGCTTTACCAGCAATGGTTTCACCAATACCTTGCATCCTTCCTGGTATTGCTCTTTGTAAAAATGCTTGACTAACAGAACCTTTAGCATCTAATTGCATAATTTCACCGTTTTTTACGGCTTTGTTAATTTGTTTTTCGGTAGCTTGCTTACCTAATTTT